CTGCGCGACCAGCTGCTCGGCCTTCAGTTCCAGCGAGGCGGGCACGATCAGGAAGGCGGGGCGGACGTTCAGCACCGTCTTCTTGTCGAGCCCCGTCTGCTTGGCCATCGCTGCGCGGGCCGCACCGACGCTGCTCACATCAAGCGCCGCGCCGGTGCCCGCGAGGTTCTTGTGCGTGGTGTGGAAGAGCGCGTTGCCGTCGGCCATCGCCGGGTTGGCGGTGATGATGCCCCAGACCACGTCAGACTCCAGCTGAGCGATGGAGTTGCCGTACATCGCCGGGATGCGCGTGAAGGCGTCGAGGTCGTCGTTGATCAGCGTCTGGCGGGTGATCGCGACCACCCGGCCATAGGTCTTTACCTTGTAGCTCTCCTTGCTCTCGCCGAGCGTCCCGCGCTTGAACTCCCCGCTTTCGCCGACCTCCAGAAGCTGCGGCGCCTCGCCGAGCTGCACCCGGTGCATCGCCTTGAAGTCGGTGGCGAGCACCTGGCGGCAGAACAGCATGAAGGTGCGGGGATAGGCCTCGTAGGCCTGCCGCAGGGTCTTGTTGGTGACTGCCGACAGGATCTCGGGGAAGTCCGAGGTCGAATGCAGCGCTCGCGTCGCCACCTCGTCGCGCGACAGGCCGCGGGTGTTGACCCCGGCATTGCCGAGGCTTTCGCGGGCGAGTTCCAGCAGCGTCATGCCTCGGTACTGGCGCGCGGCGTCCTCCAGCTGGAACAGCGTCGGGCTGTAGCGGTGCAGCAGCGCGTTCGCCACCGCGTCGCGGCGGGTGATGCGCTCGTCCCGGCCGCCGAGCGGGACGGAGACATGCGGGAAGGTCCGGGTCTCGTCGGATTTCGCGGCGACCTGGTCGAGGATCAGGCGGCGGGATTCGTCGACGCTGACGCCGCGCTTGACCAGATCCTCGGCGAAGCCCCGCTCGAGGTTCAGGCGGCCCGCGAGATCGTAGATGGTGGAGACGCGATCACGCTCGGCCTCGCGGGCGCGGGTCGCGACCGCCTCGGTGTCGGGCGCGGGAGCGACATCCGGCTTCTGGGGCTTCGGCTGCGCGCGGGTCTGGGCGGCAGCGGCAATCGGTTCTGTCGCAGCCGGTTTCGGTTTTGTCATTGTGGCGTCCTCGGTTTCAACCGGCTCGGTCGGCTGTTGCGCTTGGGTTTCGGCGTCGCTCGCCGGGGTGTTGGATTTGTCCGTCATCGGGATGGCTCCTGTGTTGGTGGGTGAGACGTCCCGGCGATGGAGGACGCAGTCGTGAAGGGAGGACTGGGCGCGAAAGCCTGCGGCGGGGTCCGCGCCAACGGGCACGGCGGACACCTCGAATGGTGTCCAGTCCACCGCGCGCCAGAGCTCGCGGGCGGCTTCGGGTTTCGAGACCTCGAAGCGGTGAACCTGGTAGCCGATGGAGACCGCGCGGATATGGCCCGCCTGGATGTCGCGCCAGATCGGTTCGACGTCCGCGCGTTCGCTGATCCTGACCTGTGCGATGCCGCGGCCGTTTTCGATACGCGCGGAACCCGGCACAACCGAGCCGATCACGGCATCCAGTGTGTCGACCTCGTGCACCTTCAGAAACGGCGCGCCGGCATTCAGCCGATCCAGCCGCACATGGTCCGGATCGAGGCTCAGTTCCTCTTCATAGGGCTCTCCGAACAGGGTCGACCGGCGGACCCGAGCCCCCGCTGACCAAATCACCTCGACGGTGCGGGAGTCGGAATCAGCTGAGTTTGGCGCAAGCTCCGCCGACCGGCGCAGGGCCGGTATTTCGATCATCGTGTCCATATTGCTCAATCCTGTTGGTCGGCCTGCGCCGGGTCGGTGTCCGTGTCGGCGGCGGGCTCGTCGGCATCCGGATCATCGGCGGCAGGATCGCCGACCCCGTTATTGGATTGGGCGCTGCCGGTCTTGGTGACGCGGCGCGGGTCGCTGTCCAGCACCAGCCCAAGATCATCGAGCTTGGCGTTTGTGGCGGCGATTTCCGCCAGCACGGCGTCAGGGTTGCGGCCCTGCCGGGCGATTACTTCCGCCAGCGTCATGGTGCCCGACCGGATCGACAGCAGGTTGGCCATCGCGTCCTTTTGCGGATCGACAGCCTCGAACTTCGGCGGCGACCATTCGACCGGCACGTACGGCGTCGGGATCTGCCCCGCTGCCCACGCGGCCTCGGTGAACCAGCGCCAGCTAGGGGCGCAGAACATCGGAATGAAAAGCTGCCACTGCACGGCGTCGATCTGGCGGCGGAACTCGACGAGGCCCGCCCGGATCGAAGAATAGTTGACCTGGCTGAGATCGCCGGTCAGCAGCTCGTAGGGTACCCGGAACCCGGCCGAGATCGTGTGCAGGCTGGCACGCTTGTACTCACCGTAGCCCCCCGTCGCCGAGGGCTGGTTGAAGCGGATGTCCTTGCCGCCCCGCGCATAGGCGATCAGCCCGGGTTCGAACTGTTCGACGCGATTGCCGTCGGTATCGACCACGGAGGGCGCGATGCCCTGCTGCGCCTCGTCGTCCCCGAAGACGATGGCGGTGACGCAGGCCTCGGTCTTCTTGCGGACCAGTTCGGCCACTTCGTAATCATCGAGATCGCGCAAACTGCGGATCACCGGCGCGCCCCAGGGAACCCCGCGCGCCTGCGTGCGCTGCTTTTCATAGACATGGGCGATCTCGCTCGCCGGGACCGGGCGGCTCTGCAGCCCATTCTGCAGTGCGCCGTATGCGTCGCCCGGATGCTCGGCGTGGAGCCAGTAAGCCCGGCGCTTCCCGACCGGGTCGAACTCGATCCCTTGCACCAGGCGTCCCGCGCCGAGCGCACCGGATTTCGTGGCGTCGAGGAAATCGGCCTCCAGCACCTGCATTTGCAGCGGGACCGGCAAGCCGTCGCTCGCGCGCCGCAGCCTGCGGCGCACCAGCACCTCGCCCGCCTCGACCATCTCGCGGCAGATCAGCGTCTGCAGACCGTAGAAGTCGAGCTGGCCATCGGCATCGGCCGTGTCCGACCACCGCGCAAACAGCGCATCGACCTTACGGTCCAGCGTATCATTGCCACTGGCGGCGCGCGGCATGATGCCCGCACCGACGATGTTGTTGACCAGCACCGCCACGGCTTTGGCCGCATGCGGGTTGTTGCGGACCAGATCGCGCATCCGGTCGCGCAAGAGCGCCCCCGCCACGCCGACCTCGGTGTCGGCCGAGGTGCCCGGCGCGCGCCAGCCTTCGGTGCGGCGTCCTTTGGCCGCGCCATCATAGCCACGCGTCAGGGTCTCGAACGCCTGCCTCGCGAGAACGCGGCGGGCCGCAGCACGCGGCGCCACCGTTGCAATCGCTTGGTCAAACCAGTTGGCGGACATCATCGATCTCCGCGCGAGAAGCCCGCGAGACCGGAGATTGGCACCGGTTGCGTGGTGCCCCCGATGGCGCGCTCGATGGTTCGGATGCGGGCGAGCAGATCCTCTGCCGAGCCATAGTCGACGGACTTGCCGTCATAGCTGACGCGGGTCGTGCCGCTCGCATAGGCACGGCGCAACGCCGACAACTCACTTTCCGTCCAGTCGGTCATGTCAAAACCATCCTCCACGCCGCCCGAGCCAGTCGGATTGACGTTTGCCTTGCGACGTCTGCGCTTGCCTGTTGATCTGCCCTGCAGGATCCGCAGAGGCGTCGGCGACCCCAAGCTGATCTTCGAGGTCACGCCATTTCTCATCGGGCCAGCGGTCCGCGCCCGCGATCCAGGCGGCAGCGCGGGCATAGACCCGGCAATCCAGCGCCTCGTTGCGTTCACGCAGTTTCTGCCATTCCAGCCGGGCGAAGCCGCGCTTCGTGCGCACCGTGACCAACTGCTCGGCCACGAACTGCTTCAGCCATTCATTCTCGACCCAGTGCGGTAGATGCACCGTACCGGGTGAGAATGCCGCCCCGTTAGCCATGTCCTCCTCGGTTGGCCGTTCGAGCCTGAGGAAGCGATAGGTCTCGGCTTTGAAGGTCGACACCGCCACGGTCCATAGCCGTGCGCCGCGGCGCAGACGTTTGCCGCCCTCGGTCGCGTCCACATAAGTGGGCCCCGACACCGGGCTTGCCCGGTTGAACCCTTCCACGCCCTTTACTGGCGATACCTGTG